ATGCAAAAACCTATTAAACGCGGCGACGCCTGGCGCATCACTGTTCGACATCTTGGTAAAAGATATACTGCTACACGCGACACCACCCAAGAATGCGAGCAATGGGCCGCTAAAAAACTATTAGAACTACAATCTCAACCCGATCTATCAAGCGAACCAGAAAAAATACACATTTCATTCCATGCACTTTTTGATATGTACTATCAAGAAGAAGGCAGAAAAATGAAAAGTGAGCGCTTGATCGTCCAAATGTTCAAGTCGTTAAAGAAAAATTGGGGTGATGTTGCTGAAGAATCCATTCACGACATTACACCAGCCATGGCAAAACAATGGCGTGACAAACGGCTTAAGAAAGTTCAAGGCGCTACTGTGATTCGTGAAATGGCGATGTATAGCGCTGTTTTTGATTATGCTCGCAAAGAATTATTCTTAACAAAAGAAAATCCTTTTAAGGAAATCACCAAACCCGCAACTCCTCCTCCGCGTCATAAGCGCATTTCAAAGCTTGAAGAAGAAAATATTCTTAAAGGCTTGGATTATCACTGGGGCAAGATCCCGACACAGCCGCGTCATTATGTGGCTTGGGCTTTTCTGTTTGCTCTTGAAACTGCTATGCGTAAAGGAGAAATTTTAAGTGTTAAGAAGCAACATATCTTTGGCGAATTTATCAAACTCTATGACACAAAGAACGGTACCAATCGCGACGTGCCTTTAACAACGCGCGCACAAGACTTGATTTCCTTACTGCCGTCCGATGAAGGTGATAATCGTATGGTTCCACATAGTTCTAATTCTTTTCGCTTAATCTGGGAGCGTAATCTCAGACGTGTCGGTTTGGCCGGTGAAGTACATTTTCACGATACGCGGCATGAATCTATTACACGCTTTGTGCATCAGTATAAATTGCCAGTCGAAATTCTGGCCAAAATTACAGGCCACAAAACAATCAGCGTATTGGTCAACACGTATTACAACCCAACAGCATCTGAAATTGCTAAAATGCTTAATGCAGCTTAAATGCTGCATTATTTTGGATTAAATATGGCAAGAAGTGTTCATGAGTAGAAATCAACTATGATGACTAGTATTTTTTAAAGTTTTAGGTATCAAAGCTTATGAACTAATCAATGATCATGTATGTTCACGATTAGGTTGAGCTATAGACTTTTATATAGAAAAAATACCGTCCGTGGCACGTATCATCAATTTCATTATCTGGATGACCCCAGAAAAATATTGTAAGACTGAGCTAATCTTTTCGATAGCCAGAAAAGTTAAATTTTCTGATTTTATTGGTTATCTTAGAAGATGAATTTATTAAGAAATCTTAAACAAGGATCTTTTTTATTGTAAGCTTTAATTCCTATCTGATTGTTGATTGGATTCTTGAGATTCATCTACTTTTTGATGCGGTTGATCTATAAGTATTCGAATAAATGAAGGGATTAATTCAGTAGATAACAAATATGGATTGAATTCATCAACATGATATTTTTGGAAAAAATCTCTTATCTGAGAGTTAATTGGGGCGAACTTCATGCTCCAACGCTCAAATAATCTCTCTTCAGAAGATTCCAAGAAAATAACTTCACAATTTTTGTGTCGCTGATCCTTCAAGATCATATTATGAAATAATGTCTCGACTTGATTTTTTTCGCCTTCAAGATATTGTAAAAAGTACCCATTACCATAGTAGAGCACCCCTGTAATGTCATGACGTGAATTAAAATTGACAGCTTCAGTAAGAATATCCATCAAATCTTGTTTAATCTGACTGTGTTCACTACGTGTTTTGCTTGCATACATTAAGCCTATTAAGCTCATAGCGATGACTCAATGATAGGTTTCAATAACATATTCTGACATTTGAGTAGAATTGTTTCAACCTGTAAAGCACCTAATCCATTGCATTGACAGAACTCGACATTCAATTTTATTAGACTTGATATGTCTTAGTATCAGCTTATATAATCTCAGAGGTTTCAAGGCTAGTTAATAAATTAGCTATGAGTCGTTTAATCTAGTAAGATAGTTGTTTAGTTAAATCATGGATGTCCAATGGAGAATCATGAAGTTATTCTTCAAGATGAACATCACCAGAAGTACAAGATTGTCAAGGTTCAAGATGTTCTTTTTGATGAAGGTACAAGTACCAATTCATATCAGTGGTTATGGGTATATCACCACAATTCAGAATTTTTCCCCTTCGAGTTATGGAGTCTGCTAGACAATGCAACAATTGATCAGGAGATCAAGTTAGACAATAAGTTTCTTAAAATTATTAAGATTCTGACAAAGAAAAGTAAAGTTAGATATTCTTGATAACTACTTCAATCTTTTTTCAAATATATGTGCAAACTAGGAATAGATAAAATATCGCCGCATCACATGCAAGATAAATTGTCTAAACGTAAGTTAGATCTTGATCTATCTGCAAATTTCGATTCAGTATTGATTGAACCTAAATTTTTGCATGTCATTTGGTATATCTAACTTAACAAGCCAAGTACTGATATTCAGAATCGGGTCTATCATAGATCCGATGATCACAGCATCAACTTCAAATGCATCATCAGGCATAAAGTTTTTTGTCATGAGAAATTTACTATACTGAAAAGCATTAATTTTATTTAAATAACCAACTTTCAAAGTATCAATATAGACAACAATTTTATTTGACTCAATTTCCAACCATAAAACTGCACTTTTAAAAACTTTAAAATTTTCTTCTGATTTTTCACCAACTAAAATTAGTAATTCTTCTTGATAAAGAGTGACTACAATCTCATGCTCAAAGGAATTTTTATTTTCACTCAATATTTTTCCTACTACACGTATTGTTTTTTCGGGTATTTCCAACCATACTCTTTCACTAAATTTAAATATAGTTATTATAAAAAATGGTATTAATATACAAGAAAAAAGGATTAATAATATTTTCAAATATTCACCTATAAACCAAGAACAGCTATAAAGCTATTCTTGGTTATTATTAAAATTTAAGCACATATTCATTAATACTGTACTTTGTGTTCATCTTACTTTTTCTTTTCTTCCTTTACTTCTTTTTGCTCAACAGCGTTTTCATCTGGCAAATCATGGCGTGGTTCAAATTCTCTACCATCCTGTTGCTGTCGCTGTTGTTTTATTAAATTTTCTTGATATGACAATGCTTTATCTTGAGACATGAGAGTCTATCCTATATTATGAAGTGTAGATAATTATCTATCACAGAGTCACAATAGTCCTTATTATATTAAATAGATACCTTTTTATTGAGAATAATGTAAGTGAAATATTTTATGTACTAACTATTTACAAAATAAAATTTCAAGAAAATGCAAATAACCAACAAATACATTAAGTTGAATTAATCTATAAATAAATTATGAAATATAATGATTTAAATAAATTAAATTTAGAACAATTAAAAACATTTCACTTCTAAATCAACTTAAGTGTAAATAGTAATTTCAATTATTATATTTTCTCCTTAATTATTTAAAAAAGAAAATATAGCTATGGCAAATTCAAACAAAGGATTTAATTCTTTTTCACATAAAGCAGATTCTGATAAAGAAAATTCAGTATTATTGCAGACAAATGAAAAAACAAATGAACAGAGTCCCCCAAAAATCCCCCCTCAAACTACTGTTCCACCTGCTTCCGAGCAAAAGGATAAAGGAGTGCAACCTGATCATAATACTCCCAAGACTAATCCTAATTAATTCCTGAAATTCCCAGTCAAGCTCTAAGGAGCTTGACTGGGCCACATATTTTCTAATCTTCTTTGAGAAGCCGCGTGCTCATCAGCTTTTTGTGCCACTCCTCTATATTCTGTGATGCAGCTTTCGAGTACGTCACTTCCGGTATTGCTGTACTCAATGATGGTTTCGCGGGGAGCTGTGGACACACGTTGCTTTGCAATGCTGAGTTGCTTTGACAAGCTGTCAGCACTGGAACGAGCAGAATCAGCATCAGACTTAATTTTCTTAATTTTGGCATTATAGTTTTGCTCCGCTTGAGTGATCTGCTCTGCCCAAACCTTTTCTTGTTGAGCAGCTTGAACTTTGGCTTTTTCAGCAGCAAGTTCCTGTTGAGTGATATAGTCAGCGTGCTGCTGCTTCAGATTTTTGATTTGACCAGCTTGATTGTTCACTTGGCATGATTGAAATAAGCAGCAAATCAATAAAATGATGATTAACGTCCAGCGCTTGTTTTCCAGAATCCACTTCACACTGACGTAAAAAAAGCGCTTTATCGCGCTCAGTATTGATAACCATGTCATGAGTTTGCCCCCAAACATTTGCTGTGTCTTTCCAGTTGTCGCGTCCATACACCAGCACACCGTTTATTACCTGGTGTACTACAATCGAACCCACCAGAATATTTATACTTCAGCAATGCATCACAAGCAGCTTTATACTTACCCATTTTCAAGTTTTTAAGCATTGAAGAGCTGGACCAGTTGCCGATACCGAATTGATAAACAAAATCAGTGTAGGCATCGTATTCATGCTGGTAGATCGGAACGTTTAAAATCGTTTTGTTAAAACGCTGCGCCTCCTTGTCCATATGCTTTCGTAAAAAGACCATGCCCTGCTCTCGTGTAACCGCTGGATCAGTCATTTTAACTTTTCTGCCATCTGGATAAACTGTAGTACCAAAAGCAATTGTTGGAACGTCGTTTTTAGTGGGGATAATGGGCTTTGACGTAAAGCCTTCCTGTTGAGCTGTGGATTGCAACTGTGTTTCACTAGGCCCATAAATAAAAACACCGCTGGTTATAGCAGCGGCGATCGTTGAACCTATCACAAATAATCTAGTCTTGTTTGACACGACATTCCCCTCTTAAATTTTCCATGCGCTGCTTATGCTCGATCTCGCGTAACTCAGCATCTCTTTTTTCACGTTTATTTTTGGCAATCGCAAAGTAAAGCTGAATAAGCAAGCCGAGTGCTGCAATAGCTAAACCACCCCACGCGATTACATCTACTTTTGCTACAAATCCCAAAAATGAAGCACTCCCGCTGGTAACTGTGACTTTACTTGTAAGCGTTGCTGCGCTTGCTTCAATTACTGATTGTTCTGACATGCCAACCTCCAGATCGTGGCAATAAAAAAGCACCCGTTTGGGTGCCATGTTTTAGTTAAAATCAAGTTTCTAAAGTCGCCTGTGTCACCCTCGCAGAGTAGTTCCATGATGTCGGTTTCCAGACATCACGCGCCGCAACCCGAATGTAATAAGTCGTGGTTGAATCCAGATTTCCAATTGTGCAGGCATTCTCTGAACCGGTCCAACTCGCTGCAAGCGTTTCCGGATCAAAGCTGGCATTTTTACTGATCCACACCTGGTAATCTTTCAGATCCGGCACCTCACTTGGTATCCACGTTACCGTGATTGAGTTTGATGTAGCCGATGTATAGACGTTTGCCAAGATCGGTGGCACTGGATTGCTGATATTCAGGTCCGTAAATGTGCTGGTACCATTTTCTGATTTGCTCGCAACACGGATTGTATAGTTACGCTGCACTCCATCCACTTTGGCCTCTTCCATCGAATAGGTGTACTCAGCACTGGTCGTTTCAATCGTTCTAAGCAGTGTGCTTCCAGACAAGACCTGCACAATATAACCCTGTGCACCAGCAGCAAACTGCCATTGCGCTTTAAATGACGTTCCAACAAATGGCGACTGTAGCGATAAGCCCCTAACACCTGAAGGACGTCCACCGTTTAGCGTGTGGCTGTAAGCTGTGACTTCATCTAAAGTTTGTTCTTTCTGCTGCAGGCCATTGAAGCTTGTGAATTTCAAATAGATGGTTTTATCAATCAGATTCGAATTGAATTCATGCTGAAAGATGGCTTTATCTATTCGCACAAAGGATTCACCGGCATTATGCGCTAAAGCATCATCAAACCGTCCACGTAACACACCACCAAGCGTATAAAGTCCTGAACCATTCAGTGTTGCATCGACATAGCTAACATATTCATCACCGACTCTACAGAGTGTTGTGTTCACCTGAGCATCTTCAAGCGTTCCACTAAAAATCTGACTGGATGTGTTTAGCTGCACTTGCATAGATGAGGTGCTGGCATTAATTGCAGAAATCAAAGTACCGTAACGTGCAGATCCATAAATCGTACCGATCATTTCATACGTTGTATTATCAAGACTCGCCCAGACATTACAGCCGCCCCAGTTGCTTCCACCCGATGCTGCTACCCACACCTGATTTTTACCATCTGTGAGATCAAGCGGCGGTTCAAAGATGACAGGTGCATTAACATTACCTGATTCCTCATTACCGCCTTGATACCCGTTTGATGCCTGCAAGTCGTATTCAACTGCTGATCTTGAGCCTAAGGCCAGTTCTTCTGCGGTCACTGTGAGTAAGCCGTCCTGATCTTCTTCAATACGCGTGATACGCACAGGAAAGCGATCTAAACCCAAGGACTCATCTGTTAGCATCACGATATCCATCGGCTCAAGTCGGCAGTACTTCCAGCCAAGATCAAACTCATACTCATTGCGCACGTAAAGTTTGCGCTGCAGCAATAATTGTACAGCATGTCTTGCAATCTTGGGCTCACAGAAAAAGTCGTACTTCACTGGATCCTGAGTACGTAGTCCAAACATTTCGATATTGGCTTGGTCTTTCGCTTCGACCGTCTCGGTATTGTATTGATTGAAGCGATTCACGTACTCAATCTGACAGTGATTAAATGCATCCGTATCACGGCTACGCTTCACGCGAACAGGCTGATCATCACCAATGAAGTCATCATCTGTTAAATGATAGGCTGCTGTCAGATCCGGTGTAAACGTGACTCCATTTCCTGATACTGCAGTGTCACCATAGGACCGAATTTTTAAGCCGTCAGGACTGGGTACAATCGCACAATTTACCGCCTCAACAACTTCATTAATGATTTCATGCGCGGCACGCTGTTCTGTCAGTGCAGGGCTGATAAATAAGCCGGTTGCTGTACAGTAACGTCGAAACTCTGAGAGATCTGCCATATTCAAATTAGGTGCAGCACCATAGCGCGGGTGATTAATTAGATCCTCAACAACATCGGCCGGATTGGCATCATGAATCGTATCTGAAAACGTAATATCGCTAATTACTTCAAAGTTATGATTCGATAATGATGCACTACCACCTAAGTCGTAATTTGCACACGCGATATAGCCCAAAAATGGGTAATGTACTGCCTGATCAGGGTGCATGGATGCCAGATAACCCCAGACCTGATTCTGGTCACCGTCGAAGAGTTCAAAACCGAGCTGGTCAATTGGCTTGAGCTGTACACCGCCTTCAGTTTTTGGAACAATCTGCTCCTTATCTCGCCAGATATTGCCAATGTCGCGTATTTTGGTTTCGCATAAACCCAGCATTAACGATGCACTGTATGTATACGTGGTATTACTGGTTTTAGTTTTACCGCCCTTACCTCCCGACTTGGTTGTCGTTGTATGCGCAGTCGATGAGAAATCGCCATACCAGAACATATTCGCAGCCAACCGGTTTTTGCCATAGACCAGTGGCTGGCACAGTCCGTATGCAGATTGCTGAACACGCATAGAGTTGATGCGATTGTCTGATGTGCTGATTGTTGTACCGCCAAAGATTCCACCCATTATTTTTTCAGCCTCTTCATACGAAAAAACCCGGCGATTCGCCGGGCTAAACTTCCTTTGGTGCCATCTTGAAGAATGACTCCCAGATGGATATATGAATGAATGATCGTTGGCCATTCAACGACAATTGCGCCATGGCTGACGCATTTACCAATTTTATATAAGACGATATCACCTGGTTGCGGTTCATCGACTTCAAAACACACACTCCGGATATGCTCAAGATATCGCTCACCCATCTGATGCATATGCCAGTCTGGCGGATACGGGCGCGGGTCTAAGTGATCCATGAGTCCAACTTTTTCATAGACTTCACAGATCAGCGTACCGCAATCCACACCCACGCCTTTAACTCGACCTTGGTGATGGTAAGGTGTGCCGAGCCAAGTGAGGGCTTCTTGAACGGCAAGATCGTTTTTTTGCATAGACTCACCTAAATTTTGACAATAAAAAAAACGCTAAATGCGGCCTTTTACATCATCTTCGTTTCAGACAATGGCTCCGGCTTCGGACGCTCAGCTTCATACCGCTCTTCTGAAATGAACTCGACGTTGTGAACTGTATTCAATTCATTTGATTCATTCAGTTCACCGTACATCAAAGTCGCACCTGAAATTTTGTTTGTGACTTTGAAGTACTGACCATCTGCTTTTGTATATTTTTTAACGTTCATTAAACTAATCCTCCATCAACAATTGTCCAACCCGCACCGATCAGCCCACTGACTGCTGCTTGACTCGCTGCTGATCGTTTTGCTGCTGCATAAACAGCCTTAGGGCTTGTACCGTTCGCCCATGCGGTTTGTCTTGTTGTACCCACATCAAGCCATAGCGCATTCAAATATTGATCGTAGTTTTCAGTAGACCAATTGGGTGCTGCTGACACATCTGCAATATTTGAATTAACATTGAATTTCGCAGGCCATGCCGACAAATCTTGATTGAACGATGTTGCACCCTGCATGAAGCCTTGGAAGGTCAGTACATTTCGAATATCCCAATCATTGATAGGTTTATTGAATGAAGAGGCATTCCAGAAGAAGAACTCCATATTCACAACTGATCTAAAACTTCCTGTTATCGTATTATTGAATTTTGGATTGTTCGAAAACCAACCCGAAGCATTTTGAAGCACTGGAGCATTAAATTTTATCGAAGCGTTGAAATTACTATCAGCGAAAATGTAATAAGCTTCTTGCAGCAAGAGCGTGTTTCCGAAGTCTACCGATTGATTAAAAGATGTTGCGTAATTAAGCAATCTGCTCATAAATAATGCTTTACTAAAATCAATTCCTGTTAACTGCTGATTGAACTTTGATGCACCTAAAAACATTCCAGTAAAATCACTACAATTTGATGTATCAATATTCAATTTCGAGTTAAACGATGCAGCCCCTTGAAACATAAACGATACATTTGTTGGTTTAGCTGCTGTGATGTTGACATTCTTATTAAACTTTGCAGCATTCATTAGTAAATGATCGATGCTTAATAGTTTTGGTGCATTCCAATTTATCTCACGATCAAAATTAACCGCCGCTGCAAAAGTATAAGCAGCATCAGTCACCTCACTCATATCCCATGAGCTTACTCGCTGATTATAGCTACCCATCTTAATACAAAGACCGTTAATTATATTCGGTGCTTCCGTATGTAGACCCAATGAATAATCAGGATAAGCACCATAAAAGAAATTTCCATCACCCGTATCGAATCCCAGTAATCTGTCTTTATCTTTCCATGACAAATATGCGTAGTCGCGTCCTTCATCTAGTTTTAGAATAATTTCAGTAGAAGGGTTCAGAATTCCTTCAGTGATTGGCAGTGTTATACCTAGCGATGGAGCAGTCAAAGTTGCACCAACAACTTTAAAATCCTTTGGGTTATCACTACGAAATTTAAATATATCGCCATTTTCCACGTCTTGATTTCGAACAATGCGGACATTGCTGACATAGCCGACTGGCGGGAAAACGTTGATCGATTGATCGACTGTATTTGTTGATTTAAACACTGTGCATGACATGATTGATTGCTCCTGCGCTTAAGCTGTGTAATTAAAATATGTGTCTAAAAATGCGATACGCTTTCTCGTCCACGTCAGAATTTGCTCCAAACTTGTGAGATTTAAAGACGGACGCACGGGCCAACGAGCAAGCTCAAGATCGTATACATCTCTTGAATACTTCAAAAATAGATCTGTCGATAAGTTATAGATGTTCTCAACTGAGATGATTTTCAGATCACGCAATTGTTTGTATCGTGCTTCAACATCTGTGTTATACGCGACTTTGACTTTGCGCCAGAACGAGCCTGAACCGGTTGCGATTGTTTGTGTTCCAGACGTGTTGTCATACACAGCACCGCCAGTCCAGTCCAAGCCAAAAACCGTATCCATGTCATAGGGCATAAACATAAAGCGCTTGCCGTCGTAACTCATGAATTGAAAGTTTTTTGCACTGTTGCCACCAGCACCATCCGCATATCGTACAAACTCAGCAAACAGCATAAAATCAATCGCGTTTTGCTTATCGAGATAGTCATTCGCTTGTGCTGTGAAGTTTGCATCACTGAGCTGTGTAAATGCGTTCCAGTTAGAGATAGCTGCCCAAGTATCAGCAGTAGGCGTACTCGGCGCTTTTAATTCATAAAGCGTCGGATTTGTGACTTCAAGATTTGTGATGTCATTCCAGCCATCCATACCGATTAAGATTTCTTTCGGCTTATTTTTGGCAATGTTATAGTTGGCACGCTTCTTCGCGGTTCCGAACGAACCGATACCATAGAACTCGTCATTAATATACAGCAGGGCTGAATAAAGACGCGGTACACCGTTGGCTCCGTTTTGTAGTGCGTCTTTACCTGTTTTGCCAATATACGGTTTTTCCGTTTCTAGGCGTGGATAACCACTTCGAGCTGCTACAATCTGCTCCCAGAGTCGATAGCACATTGCGTTACGAATATTGGTGTGATCGATCCAGTTTGATTTAAACACAAGTTCATCATGTGGCAGCAGATCACCGATTTTGACGTTCAGCGCTTTTGTTAAAGCTTGGTCTGAAAAGAATGCGATGTTCCAGTTTTTCTTTGCATAAGCAGCGCTTGATGAACCTTGCACTTCAAGCTTCACATAGCAGTTGAAAGACTGGCCGTCAAAATGAAACTCACCTTTACCTGAAATCACAGTGCCTTTTGCATCAGGCAGATTCGGCAAATCTGTTAGATAAATTTGAATGATAGACTCTGGCGCTTTCACTGCGACTTGCTTGAGTGCTGTCACAGCTTGCGCTTTGTTTTTAAACTTCTTCAGTTCATTGATTTCATTTAAAACATCGACACCGTTGAAGACCCAGTTGCTATATTTGTCGACGTAGCCGAGCAAGTTCTTTTCAGCATCTTCAAATCGAATCAGTTTTGAATCATCTGATTGCTTTGTCAGTTTTTTCAAATACTCAAGTGCATCAACAGCATTGTGAAGCCCATCGATCTGACCAGAGCGCAACATTCCAGATTTTGTTAAACGTAGGACAATATCCCCATTGTCATCGACAAACGTATATAAATCACTGGAATCATTTATCGCAAGCAGCTTTAACAGTACGCTGATATTGTTCAGATTCAGTTCATCGACAAACTTTTGCAGTTCTTTGATGTCTTCTTGATTTGTGAGCAATATTGAACGCTTCGTATCTTCATCATACGAGACAAGCTGGCACTTTTTATTCAGTGCAAGTACGATATTTCCTGCGTTGTCTTTCCACTCAAATAAGTTTTCAGAATTTGAACTTTCAAAAAAATTGCTTTCCTTGGCTGGTGTGAGGTTCGAACCATCCCAAACATAAAGCCCAGCATCGTCTCCTTGAGCAATACGAACAGTTGAATTTGCTGGCACATTGGTTTTGTCTGCATCAAATAAGGCCATGGTTGCATAACTATAGTTGCCGCCTTGCGCCTCGACTAAATCAATCGACATTTGGCGAATATGGGTTAACAAAACAGTTAATGCATTTTTAAACTGTGATTCGGTGATGGTGTTCCCGATAAAATCGTAATCGCTCGGTACAGTCATTGGGTTACCCTCAAGAACAAAAAACCCCGCGAATGCGAGGCTTAGAAAGTTAAAATTTATTAAACAGACGTTTCCGGAATCGGAATAAACGGCGCACCACGGAAACGGGAAAAGTTATTAAAGCGGTTCTGGCAAGTTTCCAGACGCTTGTCGCAACCCGGATAAACCTTGATTCTCTGCCCCACCTCAGGATTTTCAAGTAATGGCAATGTAAGAAGCAGCACATCAAGCTCATGCAAACGAATCGTTCGTTTAAGGCCCTTATTACCACCTTCTAAAAATTCGATCACGCCTTGAGTGAACCAGCCCTGCGGCTGGTTGATATCACATAGAATCCGCGATGCTGTACTGCCAGCAGCAATCGTAGTTTCAAGCGCATAATTTTCACGATTCAAACCACAGGCGTGATCAAACAGTGTATTGCTGCAGCTTGGCTGGTATAGATTACGCGGCATCTGCACGTTCAGTTCATCCAGATCTGATGCAACACTGGCTTGTATCGTATTGCGATCAAACTCAGGTTCAATAATCCGGCCTTCAAACAACTTGATCGTTCCTGCACTGGTATCAGTAGGTGTGGATGCATCCATAAAAATACGTTCAAGCTTGAAACGTGCACCATCCATCTGACCATTGTGAAAAGCCTGAACAATACGCAGACTTTCAAAAGTTTCTTCATCAGTAACGTCAATGGTTACAGACAGATTATCCACTTCCACACCCAATGATAATGTGATGCCATCCCGACTAATGATGGGACCATCAGAATGATAAAGCTCACCCGCAACAATGAGATCAAAGTCATAATTGGTGTATCTATAGATATCATTCTGGATCGTCGTGATCGTATATAGATCAGCCATCACGAACTGATTAGCATCAAGTAACGCGATCAGTTTTTCCGAAGCTGCTCTCATACTTTATTCCCCAGTGAGCCTACCATCTCAACTTTTCCCGCTTTCCAGAGTTTGCTCATAAAATTGGTGTACTGCTGTTCATCATCTGCAAAGCGGCAGCGATAATAATAGGTGCCGGTGATTGTGATAGATTCACCTGCAGCTAACGGAATAGGCATTTGCAGCAAACCATTATTAGTAATACCAAACTGAAGTAACCACATTTGATCATCAGGATCTGACCACATCGGTTTTGATGCAACTTCATCCCACATCAATGGATCTTTACTCTGTTCCGCTTGCGTATGTTGCAAAGGGATCTGAGTGATATTGATCTGCTTATAAAGCTGGAATGACGTTTGAACACCATCGCCAATGAATGTGCACTGAAATTCATTGTCCTCAGGCATCTTGAAAAGGAATGAACCAAATGAGCCACGGCGTTCAAGAAAAAAACCCTCAAGCTGCTGGAATTCTTTACGTCCTTTGCTTTCACGAAGGAATGCAAAGGACATGCTGATTTGATACTTGGGCACTGCTTGATAGCTAGCCCGTAGCTCGCGGCCGTTTACGGACTGCATGATCTTGGTATTGAACATTGGGGTTTTGGTGAGATCCCACTCCAAACCCGGCAATTCAGGAAACAATACGTCTGACATGAATCCTCCTTATTTACCAAAATTTCGGCTATAACCTTTCAAGCTGTTTGCTACAGCTTTACCGTTTCTCTTCAGCCATCGATCAGCGCCTTTGGTGTCTAAAAATCCAAGATTAAAGTGATACGAATCACCACCAGATGCAGCAGCAGGATCAGCAAAACCACCATTGGCCATAGATTTACCCAACGCACGAATTGTATTGGCATGCTGTTTCGGCAATACCATTTCTTCTTCGTGCAATTGCGTCATAGGGTTCACACCAGCTGGAATATCGTAACCGCCACGTGCAGAGGCCACCTTACCAACCAATGCAGCTACGCCCGCAAAAGCAGCAACACCCAAGGCAATATTCACAGGGAATGGAATGGATGCCATAGTTTTGGCCATAGCCTCCCATGCCGACATCATGATCGATTTGATGGTTTCCATGATTTTTAAACCAATACGCGCAAAGACACCAACACTGGTCGCAGCAGTCTTGGCTCCTTCACCAGCTACAACAGCACCGGTCTGTGCAGCTTGGCCAGCAACCTCGGCAGCCGTTTCAGTCTGAATGAAACCCATTTTAATGGCCATTCTTCTGGATAGACCGATCATGTACTCACGTAGCGGCTCAGTTACCATTTTCTGAATAAAGAAGCCGGCCATCTCAGTCATGATTGCATTGCTTGCGTTTCGCCAAGTCAAAGTACCATTCATCATCGATTGAATGCCTTTGTCCCATAGGCTTGAAATACGATCAGTAAGGCCACCAAACTTTTTCTCGAAATCCTTCATCTGGGCTTCAGACATGAGATTAAACGATTGCGTATTGGCGACCTTCTGATCAGTATCCAGATTTGCAATATCATTGGTGATACGGCTCTGATTGCCACCTTTACCCGAGATCGATGAGTACTGCTCCTCAAGTTTTAAACGCTCTTCCAGACCATTGCGCTTGATTGCCCGAAGCTGATCCTCAAGTTGCTTCTCCATCTGAACTTTTTGAGCGTTCGAGATTTTATTTGCATCTAAAAGTGCCTGAATACGGGCTTTTTCAATATCAAAGATGCGCTGCGCTTGTTCAATTGCGTTTGCAATTTCCTGCTCACGAATCTCTTTAATTTTCTCGAACTGTTCTGTACGCAAAGCCTTGATCTTGTCGCTGGCCACTTTCTCAGCCTTGATTCTTAGCTGTGCTTTTTCAGCATCGGGAATTTTGGCCTTCTCGATATCCTCCAAGGCTTTTTTTAGATCTAGCTGGATTTTTTCCTCTTCAGTAGCATACTTGTAGCGGATATCAGCGATTGCCTTGGCTTCCCGCTCGGCCTCACGTTCTGCATCAGATTTCCCTTTCTTCGGTTTTTTCTCCTTCTCATCCTTTTTACCCGTACCTATGCCACGATTTGCATTGAAAGTTGGTAATGGGCTGGGTTTTGGGCTTTCATCTGTTGCATTTGGATCTTTGAGAAAAAGCAACTGAAGTTTTTTACCCCCCTTTTCAGACGCACCTGATATATTTTCCCAAGCAGTCTTCCAGGATGTTCCTGCTTTTGTTGCAGCTTCATTCCATGCATGCCTTACCTCAAAAGCGCGATCTCTCATTTTAGTGGTGTACTGGTCTGTGATTGATCCAATTTTTGCAAGACCATTATTCCAATTGGCTGATGCACCAGAGAAATCAAAGCTCAAGATACTTTTAACAGTGTTCCCGAATGTCTGAAACTTAATGCTTAAAACATCAAGACCATACTGAATCGTATCTCTAAAACCACCAAAAGCATTTAAGGCAACATTGATTGATACAGCAATAGCCTGGCATACAGTCGATATCACAGCACGAATTCCTTCAAATGCAATATTAATTCCAACCTGTAAGCCGACTGCAGCGGCACCGAAACCTTTAAGTGCCCCTGATACCAGATCCATAAAACCAATCTGCTCAAGACTGCCATCACCGATGTCAGAAGTTAAATCACTCCAGATCCCGCCTACTGTTGCAAATAGATCCTGCGAAATCTGTGCCCAACTCACAAAAATCGTGATAATTGCAGTTACAGAATCATCGATTCCATCTCTGGATCTAACTGCAAAATCTAAAAAATCATTTGCTAGTTTTGTAAGAAACGGCGCTGCTTGAGCTGCCATACGAGTGAATACACCCTGCATGGTTGCCTGTATGGTCTCAAGTGAATTATTAAATTCTTTGGTTTTAGCAATTGCATCCTGATCCATGATTACACCCAGATCATGAGCCTGCTTAGCATATTCTTTTAATTTTTCACCATTGTTTTCAAGCAACGGGGCTAGCAGCATTGCATCATTGGCAATCGCTTCCATATAAAATGTCATTTCAGCTTGCGATACGTTAGCCTTCTTCAGTGTGTCATAGTATTTCCCGAGAATCTGAGGACCAGATAAGCTTTGAAATTCTTTTGCAGTCACACCGACTTTTGGTGCAATCTTCTCGAAGAAATCTTTCATTTCTCCGCCACCTGTCTGCATGAAATCACCGAACTTATCGTTCACGTCTTTCATAATGTCAGAGAGCTTATCCTGTTCTACACTTACACTTTTTGATGCAAAAGCCCATTCTTGAAATTCGGTTGTGGTTGCATTGGCCAGACGGGCCTGATTTTCAATTTGCTTTGCCGTTTCACCTACCTTAGTGACAATATCTGGTAATGCTGCAATACCATCTGCAACGCCACGGGCAATCTGCTCACCAATCCCTAAAAAGAATCCACCTCTAACTAGAGACAAGCTACTGGTTAATGACTTGGATAAATTGTCACCAACATTGCGAGCTTTACGTTGTATATCATTTGCAAAGTTATCAAACTGAGATTTCACGCCAGAAAAATCAAAAGTAAACTTCATATTTTTTGTAGAAGCTTCGATCCCTTTAACTGATTTATCTACAATTTTTTCAGCATCATTCATACCAGATTTAAGCTCTGAGGTCTTAGCACTGACATGAACTTCGATTTTGTTATTTGCCATTCTCTTTTCCTCAGGCGTAAAAAAACCACCCGAAGGTGGTTGATATTATTTATTTGATGGTATGACTTACTAGCTAAAACTACTCTTCAAAACTTTAATATTTTTGAACTCAAATTAACTTAATGGATTATCCATACTTTTTAGCAAAGTTTTCATCTGATGTACAAAAATAAATTATTGCCTCAAAGAATGCGATAATAGCTGGTATAAATGTCCAAAAAAATAATAAATACAAAATACCCTGACCAACTTTACCAAGATAAAATTTATGGACTCCAAATCCACCTAGAAACAAAGCTAAAACACCAGCAGCAATTTTACTTTTATTACCAGTAACTTTAACATCTGTTTGTCTTACACCACATTTGGGGCATATTTCAGCGCGAGTATCAATTTGCTGACCACACGCAAAGCAAAATTTTGTTGCAACCATTTAAAGCTACCTTTTAAATTTATTTTCTTTTAAAAAATTATATGGCTTTTTAGTTAGGAAAAAATACTGCATTATCTTGATTTAAATCTTTATTAATAACAAAAAAGATTTTTATAGTGTTATCAAAACAACTTCACTAACTATCCAAACTGCCAAACTCAATACATAATTTACTACAATTTTTATTTTTTATAAAAATTTTATCTGAATCCAATTGGAATCATAAATCAATCAGGGCAGCCTTAACCACCCTGTGGGAAATTCATAAGATCATCCATCATTTTGTCATCATTGGATTCAATATCATCAAAACTCGGGTTATCTTCAATCCCCATGAATGCTTCAAGAATCCGACATAGACGCTGGATACCGACTTCGGCGGGAGGATACTGTTTTTGATACGCATTCAGAGCATTTAATCTCGGAAAATCCAACTCGTTAAGAACGTAGTCATAGTCTTTACCGAGCGTAAGTACTAAATGCGCATACAGCTCCTCCCAGTTTATTCCCCCGATGACTCACCAGCATCCGCTTTACCAGCAAGACCCGATACAGTCATGACCGCGCCCATGACTTCTTGAAGCTGGTCCATGTAAAGCATATCTGCTACATCTTCGCGTGTGATGTCAGGATAATTACGCTTAAGAGACTTATGTGCCACATCAATCACTGTCCCAACATCACTTGGCTGAAAGCCCTGTAATGCCGGTAAGAGTTTTTCGACTGCACCAAGCGACAACGGCGCGAAAACAAAAGGCTGGCCATCAATAATAATGGTCGTACCACGCGGGTTTTCTACTTGTTTAAATTGCATGTGTGTTACTCCGAAGTGGTCCATTTAAATACGCGGTTCAGGTCATCGGCCATTGGCTGAAATTCAAATTCAGGCAGATCGTAGTCGTCCTGTTTTGAACTGAACGCCAGCTTGTTGCTCACGCAGCGGAAGAACTCCATTCCAAAGAACTTGCCCTTGTAGTCGCGCATCAGATCGACAGCAAACTCTGGCGTATACCCCATATCCAGATTTGTTACCGTTCCTGACTTGGCACCCGCCACACTGGTAGAGTACTTAAAGCTGATAAATACCGTCTTGTTGGCATCGGCAGTGGCAAACGTATATACGCCTGTTGTTTCATTGACGCTGTACTGACCTGCTACCGGTGCGCTGGCCACACGCTTGAGCGGAATTGCCTTGCCATCGGTGACGCCCAGATCTTTTTTGAAAGTACCGCTGTTAGGAACAGTTGGCGTTACAGATCCACCAGAAGAAATGACTTCACCATTAATCGTTTGCGTAACCACATCAAGACCACCTTCGGCAATAATCCCACCAAAGAAGATCGAGTTAAGTAACGCACCATTGATACGGCCAAAGGTGGCTTTGCACTTAATAGAGCCTTTACCGCGTGCAGCATCAACCGCAAACTGACCACGGCCAAACAGTTCTTTTAAATCGTAACTGATATCAACCGATACAGACTGCATCACACCTACTTCAACCGGGGTGGCATTACTGATCGGCTGCCCATAGACATCCTGAATTGGCGTAGCAAATACTTTGCCTGCACCAAATAAATATTGAGCCATAACGACCTCTTAAAAATGAAAAACCGCCATTCAGGCGGTCATAAAGTAGTTGAGAAACTATTGGGTGGTTAATATCCGGATCGGGATAATGGCAATGCCTTGATCATCAAGCATGTTTTCAACCGCCTCATAAACTTCAATCGTTCCATCGATCCAGCAATGCTCAACCAGACCACCAAGCGTCTGGTATTCGGACATTTCAGGAAACTCAGGCTTAATTGCCTGTCTGAGCTTATCAATGTACAGATTAAGCTGAGTCGAAGGCGGTACGGCGCTATCAGATTCACTGATGTAAAGATAAATCTCAGCAGCCAGTTCAACCTTTGCATTCAGTCCATGTACAGCCATTTCCTGCTGATTGCCCTGAGTAATAAAGAGCGCTGGACGTTGTTCCACTGGTACGTTGTTAAAATGCCGTAAACGGCGGCTGATCGTAACCACACCATCCATCTTGGACTTAAGCCGCTCAAACAAAGCGGCATATATTGCTTCACTGTCCATTCAGACCTCGCTCAATTGCTGCATCGATATTTCTTGGAAGAATTTTGGCAATCAGATCCAGCGAATCACGCATGTAGCGCCGTTCTCTTAGATTGACCTTACGTGAATGAGCCTTCACATTGACCTGTGTCGGTGTAATTGATTTGCCAAAGGCCTGCTTGATCATTCTCAGATGAGCCTTGATCCCCACGGAACCTGTTAATCCAAACTCATGTACAAATGCATACGGAACCAAGGCACCGCCAGCGCCCACAGTGCCCTCGATCCAGTCCTTACCCTCTTCAACTCTGGATGAGATTGAGCCACGTAACCGACCTGATTGAACGTTGAGCCGCTGACCGGTCAGCATATCTTCCTGAACAGTGCACTGTAACTTTAACGTCAAGGCATTAATCGTGCGTCTGATTTCAAACCGGATACGATCATTCATATCGTTAAAATTGACGTTTACATCAACTCGGGTATCGCTCATGGCTCACCTATTCGGCTATTGCTTTGGTCGTGGGCTTCTTTGTTTCTGGCTGCTCGATGAAACGCTCGAAACCCAGTGGCTTAAGCATGTGAATGATGTCTGTATCAGTCGTGATTAAACCGTTCGATAACTCGAATGTCTGTCCACCGATTTCAATCGAGGTGGCTTTGTAGCCAGCCGGTGCCTGATATTTAAAAAGCATATGTCTCTCCTAAACCACAAATGCACCAACACTCAATGAATTAGGGTTGGTACCATCTGCAGTGGGAATTGAATTTTTTAGCGCCAGATAGCGCTGGCCATAAATGCTCTGGTTATAAAATGTTTCAGTGTTAGAGCGCGAATAACTCACGCTCTGACCTGCAATCGACATACTTGAAGCATCTGAAAAGCCGTTACCTGACTTGGTTTTGAGTGCAACTTTTAGGATATGTGCTGCATAAAGACCCGCAGCACGCTCTTTCAGCTCACCAAATTCAACCGAACTCACCACCAGATCTGCTTCTTCGAGTGCATCTGCAATCTCTGCATCTGGCAAATTTAGCAGTGCTGTGTCGTATTTAAATTTCTGTTTAAATGCTTGCGGGTCCATACATCACCTATTCTTTTGCTTGAGATAGTTTTGCCTGTAACTGCTCCAGGCTTTCGTCCTCGCTAAAGGTAATACCTAAACCAGTCAATTCAGACTTTACGGCGGCCAGAGCTGTTTCACCGGCTGCTTTGGCTGCATCCGTTGCAGCATTGTTTTGTTTGCCCCCTTTACCACCACGGCCAGATTTAGGCGCTGCTTTAGGCTCATCATCGGCGATCTCCTCGACTTCAAGCTCACCGGTTTCAAGCAAATGCTTGGCAAACTTGTTCTTTTGAAGTTGCTTGTGCACATCTTCATCCACCAGTGCCGCAACACCGTTGGAAAAAGTGGCAAGGCCAGAAAAAACAAAAGCGGCATTAGAGCCGCTATAGAGATAAGAATATTTCATGATGATTCAAGCCTTATACATGATCCAGATAGCGAAGCGAATCGACACGCTTCAACCAAACACCCTGATATTTATAGTGACCAGGTACTTTTACATCCAGCCCATCTGGTTGTGCCGCAAGGAAAGACACATCGTCACACTTCATCTGGATACATGAAGGATCACGGCGGTAAATAATCGAGCGGTCTGCACCTGCAGTGCCCTTGCCATTGGAACGGCCTAAACCGCGAATGGTGAGCGGCTTTGACTGTGTAGCAAAGATATTGTTTTCTTCAATAAATTTCAGGAAAGTTTTACCGCCTGAATCTGGTACCACTCGATTCGATAAGCTTGAGTACTGATTCGAAGCCATCAGATACGTATCAGGCTGTACCGAGATATCGCCGTCAAATAGATCTTCTGAATCGGACAAACTGGCATTAAAGTCAGACAGGATCTGTTCAATGGTTGCCGTGGCCCAGTCGTGCTGTGCTGTGACCACCGTGACACCGGTCTGGTTCAGAAAGCCTTTCACTCCCGTCAAGCTGTTGCCATACCATGCAATCTGGCTTAGGTGCTTTTCAGCAGCCAGTCGTGCTGCCTGCACCTTGTCACCTTCGAGCTGAATTCCCATTTGCTGGGCTGCTGCAACTTCCATAATCGAATACTGGTACGAGATGACACCCACTTTAATTGGCAACGAAACCGTATCGTATTCAACTTCAGCGAGCGGTAGATCACCACCTGTGCCCGAATAATCTTTACCAATGCCAACGCCCCATTTACGTGACAGTACTTCACCGCCACCAAATACACCGTTCACATTGGTGACCGGAATATATTTGGCATAGTCCATGACCTGCTCAAGCTGAGGTGTCATGTTGTTGGTTTCTTCGATTTTAACGAAGAGCTTTGCCAGTGAATCGAGGTTGAATGCATCCCCGATTGTGGCCTGAATCACCTGAGCTACGGGGGTTAAGCGTAGCTTCATTTGTGCAAGTTTACTCATAGCGTGTTATGCCCCACGTAAGCGAACAATGGCATGGCCCTGTTCATTAGAAATTGATTCCCAAGATGCATTGGGTAACTCGGTACCATCGGTTGCACTGGATGAAAGTGAACCTAACGGCGCGTTGGTGGTGCCATTGGCTGTTTTTACATAGACCTTGGCATTGATATTGGTAACTGGTACTGTTGTTTTTACCCAGATTGCACCAATAGTCATGACCGGCGCGACATCCGTGGCTTGGTATGCTTCATTGCCCGCAGATGTTTTACCCGATTTACCCACCCCGTGACGCACGATAATGCCAAATCGGGTGTTGCTTGCTCCTGCAACTGCTGAAACCGTTTTACCATCGGTATTGATCACCACGACATCACCGTCATTGACCAGTGTTGCACCAGAGACCGGGATGGAAAGAATGTCCTCAGGACTAACTAGCCGGGCTCGAACGCCTGGCAATGTGTCATATTGTTTGACTGACATGATTCACCGCCTTAAATGGTTTTGTATGCATCGGCTTTGCTATAAGCCTGCTGCTGTTGATTGTTATTTCCCTGACCACCTTGACCGCCCTGATCGCCAATATTTTGGCGCTGCTGATGGTCCAGCTCGTCGCCTACGGGATTACTGGCAATCTTGCCTTTTACGGCTGATAACGCACGGAATACGGTATCAATCTGCTCAGGCTTGGCATCACCCACACTGATGCTGCCCAGAACCGCACCCACCAGTGCATCACCGGCTTTGGCTGCAATCACATCACGTTTGATCTGCTCACAACTGCAACCATCCGTTTTAACTGTTGGTACCAAGGCTTTGGCATCGGCAATCACTGTTGCGCGTTCCGCTGCGGCCTGCTCCATTTTTTCAGGGGTCATCTGGTTCTTTTCCAGATCGCCGACTTTCTGCTTAAGCTGTGCATTTTCCGTCTGCAAGGTGTCTACTACTGCCTGAACCGCTGGTAATTCGTCACCGATGGCAAACTGTTTGTCACCTACTTTTAGCTTTGCGGCTTTCAGGTTTTCAAGCTGCTGTTGTTGTAGCTTCAAGGCATCCGCAAGTGGCTTGTTATCGCCAATATCAAAACGAATCCCGTTTACAATGACTTCCATTGTGTTTTCCTCTTGTGGAGTTGGTTTTTGGTCACCGATGCGGCAATCACCACCGCAGCGACCGTATTTCAACAGCGCGACATGATTGCCATAAAAATTAATAAATTTGGCCTGATACGGCGTGCCGTCTTCTGCGACACCAGGTTCAAGCACCAGATTGGCCGCATACCCCAGCGACATTTCGACACGCTCATTGCTCTGGATCAGATCAATACTGGTCTTGTCTTTAATGAGCAGATCACCGACTAGATACTCACCTTCCTGGCGAACATTCTCACAATATCCAATGTGATACTCCTTCCAGTTAGAGGCGTTAATCTCGTTTTTTGGTGGGTGATAGTCGGTTAGATCCACATCCTGAAAGCTGTTAATGCTTTCGGGTTTAAATAGCTCATCCGCTGGTGTGTAAACGTTAATGACCTGATCTGGCGTATATCCTTCGAGTGAAGGAAACTCATAGGCATAGTACTGGCGTACCTGAGGCGCTTTGGCCAGACGTACATTTACACACTTTAGATAGCCTTCTTGTGTAAATGAGCGGGATGACTCGCTGGGTGCAAAGTCACCAATCTTGATGTGATAGATAATTTTCATAAATTGGGCTCATAAAAAAACCGCCTTAAAGGCGGTTAATATCTATATAGAGATACTTCATTTTTGAGGAGTAAAATAATGTCCATCTAGTATTTTAATGCTACTTACAGTTGAACCTAATGAACTCCAATGGATGGTGCTTAGAAACAAAACAGTCCATGTGAGCATAAGGATTAGCCCACTTCTGATTGGCACGCGACTTACAGAGTATTTTCTTAATATGAGCATATTGATGATAGAATCGATCAATCCTGAACTTTTATTTATCTTAGCTATTACTTTATTACTCTGCTCCTTATGATTTATTTCATTGTCAAGATCGAAAAGAGAAATAAAATGATCAACCCCCATAGCATTCTTTAATTGTTCTTCAATTTCACTAGTCTTCAACTCCCACCATTCTTGCCAATATTTAGCTCCAGCTGCTACACCAACCTGATGCCAAGAAATGAAAATTCCTGTCAAACAAATAACAAATTCAACAAATGGTTTACTAGCTTGATTACTAAATACGGCAGCTAAAAGCACACCCTGAAATAACATAAAAAAATTATTTCTATTAATTAATTGATGGATTTCAAAATTCCTAGTTTCAATTGCTAATTTATAAACAGCTTTTAATTCAGAAAAGTTATCTGGCTTATTTTCAGCTTCACACATTTTTTGATTCATAATTGTTTCATTAATTCAATAATATTAAATAAGAAAAATTATTCAACCAAAATATCTTCATAATTTGGCAACGCCGTGCATCGACATCGAATGGGTTCACCTGGATGACCACCAGTTGGCGGATCATCCCAACGAAAAGTTTTACCCTGTTTATGCTGATGATCCTTCCGCACCCGTTCATCTTTGGCAGTTTGCCAGACATACGTCTCAACACCCATGGAAAGCTGACGCGCTTTATTGATCTGGCCATTTATCTTCCCCATCTGATCAGCAGCAATCAGCCGAGCGCGTGAATCTGTGCTTTGCCCTAGTTGAGCAATCGCCTTGGCTAGATCTTCATTAGTCTGCCCTGTTTGAAAGGCATTCATAACCAGTGCTTCAAGCTTGTCCACATACTGATTTGGAATAGATTTGATCAGGGCAACGTTTGCCGCAATGTTGGTGTCTACAATATCCTGAATGTCAGAAGCCCGATAAAACGGCGTAAGATCCACACCAATGATCGATTTGGTATGCTCTGCAATCTGGGCATCCACTTCCTTTTGTGAATCTTGCACCACTTTAGTTGCTAGCGGTCGTGAAACCTGTGTGGTGTACTTCACCAGCTTCTCACGAAGTTTGGCAAAGATATCGGTAATCCAGCTATCTCCGATATTCTGGCCAACAGTGGGTAGTACGATTTTCTTGGTCTGATCCTGACAGTATTTTGAAATAACCAGAAGCTGGCGCGTGTAGTACAACTCAAGACGGCGATTTACTTTTACAGATCTCGGCTTGGTTGCCTTACGTCCCCGCTTACGCTTATTCGCTTCCTGCAGGTGGGGTTTTAACATCTGGATTATTGTTGTCATCGATATTCACCATAATTTCCAGTTCCTTGATATGCTGGTCATCAATCACCGAGTAAACCCCATCAATCACAAGCTGCTTGGCAATCTGAGGCTCAGTCAAAATACCCATATTGAGATACTTCTCATCACGCTCAGCATTAAATTTCTCAACCTCGGCCCGTATCTTGCCACTGAGTTGCCAGAGTGGGTTAAAGACCACGTTTAGATCAGAAAACTGGCGACCAAACGTAACCTGACAGATCACGGCGAGAAACTTCATTAAAATAGGTTTAAGGTGCCATTCTTGCTTGGTGGCAATACTGTCGTAATAGTTACGTGTATCGTGCTCACCTGTGGCATTCATACCGGCTGGCGATTGACCAAACAAAATCGTGTAAGGAATTTCAGCAGCGCCCGCCGTCTGTATAGAAAACTCACTCATCAAGTCAGGTAGTCCGGCAAAGTTATACGTCTTCGAGTCATATTCTTCATCCTTGTCGAGTACCAGCATGCCGTTTAGGCCTTTGAGTAAACCCACGCTTAGAAAACGCTCAACAACTGCCTTCACATCTTCTTTGATTTTATCGACCAGATTTGGCGTTCTGATCACATCAATCTTGGATTCATGAACCAGACTAGCAGTGCCTTTTTTTACTGCGGCATGATCAAGTAGATCTTCATAAACTTCCTGCAAAATGCTTTGCGGTTCTTCATTCACTACATCGGCATAGCGAAATGCTATGAGGCGTGTGTAGTGAATCTTCTTCGCTGCTTTGCCGTCATTTAACTGTAGATCGTAAAACTCAGGCTGCTTGAGCAATCCATTCGATTCAGACAAAGATAGATAAGTATTTTTATCTGCTCTCAGGTATTTCTTTTTGAGCACAGTGAAGAATTCAAGCCGCCCAGTTCCAAGTTTAGTGATATCCAAAGGCTGGTTCAGATCATTACCGTCAGTGGTACCCAGCAAAACGTAAGCTTCACCGTATAGACGCGATAGAATCAAACCAGACAGCAAGATGTCATTAAGACGGAATTTCTTGCACGCCTCTTGAAGCTTCTTTAAATCACCATCCTGAATGCCTTCATAAAACCAGCCAGCACGCAGCATGTCGCTTGCTGGGCGGTTCACAATACGTTTTGCCAGCCAGTGCTGATATACGGCTTCAAGCTGATCATCTGGTATGTCACGGCGAACAAAGTGCCCATGGGCTGCTTTATCTCTCGATGTGCCAATATTTGACACAAAATTGGTATATGCCCCCGCATCGCCGATTGCATCGGGCTTTTGAGTTTCAGCCATAATTTTTCCTAATCAAATACAGTCGGCTTTTTGGCCACAGTGTCATTGATTGCGTCAATTGTTGGGTCCCACTGGTCGTCATGATCATGTGTCATGTCTGCGGTGAGTCCTTCAATCTCTTCAATGTAGTTCAGTAGCCACGGTGCTTCCGCTGGTAGCATGACCATCTGGTCTTCAACATAAAACACTACATCCATGGTCCGCGTAAGCTTGTCAGTGCTTCGCTGGATTGCACGGATCGGTAATGTAGTTTGTCTAGAAATGGTCTGGATGAGCGTGGTACCTGAGAACTTATCCTCAATAGCCATATAGCGCAGCTTGCCGATTTCGGTATTGCTTTCCTTGTGCCTGTTGATGAATAACTTGGCTTGTTTGATCAGTTCCGGCGCTTCCCACTTACCACGCTTCACATCGATAATGTAAAGCTTGCCGTCATATCCTAGTCCACCACATAAGAACACAGAGTAATCATTATGCTCTTTGGTCTTTTGCGCAGTATCGACCCAGATTGCACGCCATTTGAGTACCGGTAGTTTAATGTATCGTCCGAACCACTCAGCCTTGACCAGATCCCCACCTAGCTTTTTCGGTGCCTGCTGGTACTGACTGCTAAATGTATAACGTGATACTGTAGCGCCGTCTTTGTCCTGACCACCCTTCTCTAACTGTAGTAAAGATTGAAGTGATTCCTTCAGTGGCCAGTAGCTTTGACGTCCTTTCTCGTCTCGCTCTACGTTACGCGGTACCTTACGGCGTATATGCTCAGGCAGCGTATTGATGTAAGCATCATCAATCAGTGCCGGTATCGAGATCTGATGCCAGTTACCTGGTACATTACCGGTCATCACAAAGTTGGTCGGATCTTCAACGTGTAAACGCTGCATGATCAGGATGATCGGTGTAGATGACTTGGCCTTACGGGAGTTGACCGTATTCAGTATCTTACGGTTTGCCTTGTTACGTGCCGTTTTACTAAATGCATCCTCGGGCTTGAGCGGATCGTCCAGAATAATCGCACCGGTAAATCCGGTATCAGCCAGTGTGCCTGCACGGCGGCCTGTAACCTGACCACCCATCGAGGCACTATATACATGCCCCGCTTCATATCCATCTACAGTGGTTTTCCAGCTTGCCTTTGCATCGGTACTGGTCGATATCTTCACAGGCCATAAGCCCTGAAAATCCTCTGATTTCACGATGTTTCGCGCCGTGGATGACACATCCTCAACGAGCGATTGAGAAAATGACAAATACAGAAATCTTGAACGCTGGTTTCGTGCGATGCCACGCGCAATCAGATTGGTCAGTAACTCAGTTTTACCGCTGCCTGGTGGAACGTTTATGACCAGATTATCGATCCGGCCTGCAATCACCTCGTCAATCGCCCAGGCAATGTATTCATGATGCCAATTGACTGAAAATTTAAAGCCCATACGAGGCATGAAAAAACGCCGTGTAAAGAACAAGTGTTCTTGCTCACATTTCTCACGTTCTAACTGCATTTCAAGCAGGCTAGTACTTACCTTCGAGTTCATTTAACACCTGCCTTATCTGCTCAGGCGTTGCAACAACATGGGTGACTGGTTCGGGGTTGAGTGGATCTCCCCCTGCGCCAGTAAGCTCAGTTTTGTTTGTATACTTCCCGCCTACATCCTCTGCCGCTTGCCGCAGAATATTTAAAGCGGCTACCCGATTTTTACTGTGCTTCTGGTATTGATTTTCTAAGCGCTGCAACCGTACAGCTAAATTTGCGATTGGGATTGCCTCGGGCTTACCCAGAAACATCTCACGAGTTTTTTCAAAATCATTTTTTAATTCTTCACTTAGATTCTCACCAGCCCGTTTAGTAGGGTCGTATTTTTCACACTGCTGCTTGGTAACTTTTATGCCGTATTCTTGGTTGACGAGTTCAGCAGTTTCAGTGGGTGTATTAAATACGGCAAGTGAGCGAACTATAAAGAGTTTTACCTCTTTTTTTAGAGCCGCCATATCCTTAGTCCTGTCAACCTACGTCAACCTAAATAGTCAAAAAAAAAGAGCCCGAAGGCTCTACTTAATTAAACACGTCCCACAGCACGCAGCTATATTCTTTTCTGAAACAAACGGCGCCTGCTTCGCAACTTCGACCAGACGTTTAATGTCATCACTTGCGCCCCAGCGTTTAACTACGCCCACAAACTCCTCAACATCGTGACCAGCCAAATAATGTTTAGGTAAGCCTGTATGGTCGCTATAGACAATCTCTCCGTCTCCATCACGCTCAACACCAATATGATAGAGCTCATGTTCAATCAGAGCACAAAACTCTCGATCACTCGCTTGCTCGCAAAAGCCAGCATCAATCGTTATGAGATAAACAGGTACAAAGCCGAACCAGTCGCGCATCTGTTGTTCTTGCCGTGCCTTTTTCCATCCGCCTTGGTTGAACATGACTTTCTCACATTGGCCCAACACCATGCGCTTAGCCCGTGTAAATGCAGATGATGCCCATGCAAAGGCTAGAAAAGTCTCGTCATCGTGAAGCAATTCAGCAATGTGGTCATGATCCGGATTATGCAGTTCACCGCCCAGCGTTAAGAAATTCTCAATCACCCAATCTTTTAATTCTGGCGCCGCAATGATGCGAATGGCTTCCTCTTCTTCCGCTTGGTCGATAAAGTCAGTCTGGGGAAATGGTCTGTATTGGTCCATTGAATGTTTGCCCCTTTAACCTTTTAAGCCATGAAACGGCGAAGTTTGATTCGATCTGTAATGGTCCAGAATCATCAATCTTGTATCTATTAGCCGACTCGATACGAACAACTGAATAACCCAATTCATAAGCGCGATCGTAACGCTCCATGCTCCAAGCTTTTGTTGCAAGCTTGCCACCGCGTCCACCAGACCAAGGCCCGCCAGATATCTCGACTAGAATCTTGTGCTCAATCAGATGAAAATCAAAACGCCAATGCTTTGTAGACAAAAACTGAAATTTTTTCTCGTACTTGATGCCGAGTATGTTCAAGGCTTTTTCAAAGTCTTCTTCGGCTTCTTCGTAGCTAATTTTAGCCTTAGGCAGCGATCTGGTTCTTGGTTTTCTTTTAATTTCGGTTTTTTGGGTGAGTTGTTTATATTTATCAAGATCCATAATATAACCCATAAAAAAGCCACCAATTTGGCAGCTTTATTTTTAACCTCTAGCCTCTCGACCAGGCTCATCTTCAAGAACTCTATAACGCCAGTAACGATCAGATTTAACCCAGACTACATTTTCAAGTGTTGCTTTCTTAAATGCAGTTAAAACTTTAGAACCGATTACCAAATTTCCATCTACATTTTCTTTCAAAAAATCAATTTGGTTTTTCTTAACCAGGTAATCAACCACATCATCTTGGTAAAGGCAGTGATCTTTTCCTAACTTTACAAGCATCCACTCAATCACATCATCAAGCTTCATTTTTTATGGTTCTTCTATCTGAATTAGACTAGCTTCTGGAAAATCTCCACTATCCAACTTTTTTCCAGCAAACCATTGGCAACGATATTGACCAGTAAAAATGTCATCACGATTCGTGGAAATAGATTTGACAGCCATATCAGGCCCACCTACGTTAAGTTTTACTTTATCGCCAATCTTGTATTTTGGTATACGATCTTCGCTCATTTATTTTCCCTAAAGTAATAAGAGTAAACTTAGTATATTGGGAATAATTTTGATCTTTCAAGTACATATTTAAAAGTAAAAACCCCGCCAATAATCGATATTTAGCGGGGTTTCATGAGCCGTAATAGAGTCGGCTAATCTAAATAAAAGGCTCTATAATATTTTTATAAAAACCTGATCCAAACTCTGTTCGCATATATCTGGTAACTTTTGCTTGTGGATTATTTTCATCTGCTTCAGCACTTGCAAATGTACCTTCATGAATCTCAAACATTAAGCCCAGCCCCTCCATTAAAGAAAAAACTCCACCTTTAAAAATTTTTTCATCTAGGCTTTCATATACTGCTCGTAGATTTTCAAAAAGATAACAATTTAAGTTTTTTGAAACATGACAATAATTAAAATATGTTGTTTCATCTATCTCACCCAACACTAATAAATAGTGTGCTCGTCCAATCATTTTTGCAGCCAAAGGCATTTCGATCTTATTTAATACCAGAATCGCTTGTTCGCCAAATTCCTGAATATTTTTCTTTGAATGCTTATTATAAAATTTCATTTTCTGATCAGGTGTCAAACATTTCAATTCATCAGAAAATGTTTCAAAGGCTTTGGTAAATAGATGATCATTTATAATTTTCGCACCTTGAGCAAAGGAAGCCGCAAGTCCATATAACCCTACTTCTTCTAAACTTGATGGAACCACCAAACCCAGCACCTCAAGATGTTCACCTTTTATGTTTTGGTCTAAAACTTTCTCAGCTAATTTGCTCACTTCATTAAATGCATTTTTCATTCTTATTAAGTTCTAAAATTAATTACCTAAAGCATGATAAAAAATGAAACCATCTTAATCAATCTCTTTCAAACAATCCCGACATTCTTTCTTGTCGTCGCTTATCTCAGTCACACCATGCAGGCCGAATAAACAGAACAAGAATTGGAGCACGACCTTTCTCTTGGCATAAAAAAAGCTCCACCAGTGGCAAGGCATAAAAGAAGACCTCCCGAAGGAGATCTATTTGAAGATTAGAGTTTTTTTACTTTTAACTCATAATGTGGCAATACATTTGTAAAGGCCGCAACATCAAGAATTTGATATTTTTCCTCTTGACCGCTTGGAAGCAGCCTAACAAGAACATCACCCACATTAACCACAGCCTTAATATCTTTGCTAAATACATTCCCGGGCTGGACAGTACATTGGTTTAATTCTTTTTCTTCACCGTTTGAAGAGCTAATTAATTTTAATGTCTCTGTGTTAAACATTTTTTATCCTCTTATTGTTGGAGATAAATTTATATCACAGAAACGCAAAAATCCCATCGGTTGGATGAGCCTATCTTCAATCTATTAGCTTGGTTAACTGACTTTTCAAATATTCCAAGTACAGCTCTCGATCTTCATAATCCGGAATTTCAAAAACCCAGAACGTATAACTTTTGGATCTAAACTTGAACTTAATAAAAACCGTTTTAACTTCAATAATTGCCTGTTCTTTGCGCATCTCAACAAATAACTTTAGAACCAAGTCAAAAAATCTAAGTTTGTTATCGATTTCATATTCAGACGGTTTAAATTGCTCTAATGCTACAGCAAATATTAACTCACACCACTCGTAACCATCTTCATCATCCATTTAGTCTCATTTGATTATTTAAAATAGATAACGGAATCGACTTATAGCACAGGAGACAATCTTTAACTGTTATTAAAGCCAATATAAAAAATTAAGCCACCAAATAACAACAAAGCCCGCATATGCGGGCTTCAGTTCTGGCCATTTAAATGTACTTTGGCCACTATAAGATAAAAATAGCACATGCCCTGCGCAGGGTCAATCCTTTCCTGATTCAACATTTAAAGTTTTTTTGAAAAAATTGAATACTTAAAGCCTGTGATTGATGCTTTGAAAAGTTAATACAGAAACTGGCTGCTGTTTATTCTTTCACCCTTAGGTTTTATACTGCTTTTTCAGTCAATCACTATAACGATTAATGTCAGATCACCCTTTATCACTTAACGAGTATCTTGCCTCAGTAAGGGAAGTCATACAAATGACTTTCGATGAGCCTGTATGGGTAAAGGCCGAGATACGTAACCTGACTATTAAGGGCGGCCACTACTATCTTGAGCTTGCCGAAAAAGAAGAAGATACAGATAAGATCATTGCAAGCTGTAAGGCAACAATCTGGAAGTTTACTGCCGCCAAAGTTGTTTTGAAGTTTGAACGGGAAAGCGGTATTGAGCTTTCTAAAGATCTCAACGTACTGATCCGTATTAAGGCACGTTTTGATCCACAGTATGGCTTTTCAGTAAATGTCGAGGATATCGATTCAAGTTATACACTGGGCGATATTGCCAAACGTTATCAGCAAATTGTTGAACGCTTAAACAAAGAAGGCCTTCTTCATAAAAACAGATCTTTGCCTGCACCTTTCGATATTAAAAACGTTCTGGTTATTGCTCCACTCAATGCGGCAGGTCTGGGTGACTTCAAGAAAGATGCCGATGTACTGGATCAGGCCGGTGTATGCCATTTTGTTTACCACAGTGCTACCTTTCAGGGTAATACCGCACCTGAGAGTGTTATAAGTTCTTTAAGTTCTGGTTTAAGGCAATGGGCAAGTGATTATAAGGATCCGCCAGATCTGATTGTGATCATACGTGGCGGTGGTGCAGTAAATGATCTGGCCTATCTGAATGACTATGATCTGGCCGCCCTGCTCTGCAAGCGCTCAGTACCAGTATGGGTTGGTATTGGCCATGAGAAAGACCGGACCATTCTGGACGAGATTGCACACCGCTCTTTCGATACACCCAGCAAGGTAATCGGTGGTATTCGCAATCTGATTCAGGAACGTGCACGTGAAGTTATGGATCATCTGCAGACGATCAAGTTACTTTCTCAAAATCAGATCAGTGCTTATCAGAGTCAGAATGATCAGTACATGAACATGATTAAAACGCTGGCCACCAGCCGGATCAGTGAAGCTCATAAAAATATTGATACTCTAATGGAAAGTACACGCTACTTTGCCCAGTACCAGCTTAAACTGGCATCTTCGCATGTCGAGAGCCTGATCAGGGAAACACTGATTCAAAACCCCAAACATGTACTGGGTAAAGGTTATGCCATTGTCCGCAGCAACAATCTTGCTATTCGTTCTATTCAAGAGATCACTGATTCATCCATTGAGGTTGAGCTTCAGGATGGATTTATTCATGCAGACGTCAAAAAGGTAATTCCACATGACTAAAAAAGAGCTTTCATTCAAGGATGGCTACGACATTTTGAAGAAAAATGCCGAGCTGCTGGAGTCTCAGGAAGAGCCGGACATTGATAACCTGATGAAGATTGTCGAGGAATCAATGACGGCGTATAAAGCCTGCAAAGCCAGAATTGATGCAGTTCAGCAGGCTTTAAACGAGACATTTAACAACCCTTAAAATATTTACTTTATAAACATGATGAAACATACTGATATAAAAATTGATTTAGCCTTTATCACTACAATATATTTAGGATATCTTTACTTAAGTGGCAGAATATTTATCGATGGAGCAATCTATAAAACAGGTAATGAAACCACAAATATTGGTTTCGATTTCACAGATTATGTTTATGAAGGATTCCTGATAAATCTAGGTATTCCTCAATACATAATTTTAGCTGTATGCATAATTTATTTTATAGCAAGACTTAAAGTTAATAAAAAAGAGTATGAAATATCCTATTTATTGTTTTGTGAATTCTTAAATAATCCTTCAGATTTTAATAAAAACAACTTCAAAGGCACCAAAAATAGAGTATTACGAAAATATATACTCGATTCGAGAAGAAAAAAGAAAGTTGGTTTATTTCATGGTTTTCATAACGACCTTTTAATTTCATATCTATTAATGATAACTCTATTAATCTCACTTATGCTTTTTTTTCTTAGATTGTCAGACTTCTCAGTTCAGGGACAAGAAGCCTCACTGTCTAGAGTCTTAAATAGCAGTGTTTATATATTAAAAGATAAAGAAAAAATGTATCAGCTAGCTTGTGGAAAAGATAAATGTATTTATGCAAATAAAATATTTAGTAATTTTATAGCATTAAAAGAAGATGAAAAGAAAACATATATACTTGAGGAAATACCAAGTTTCAGTAGCAAATACAATACAACTGCTTTTATCTTAAGTTCAAAAAAGAGTAAAAAAACTCAAGAAATTATTATTCAAATAAACATGCACTCTAGAAAAGAACCCATACCATATAAATACGATGTAAAATTAACAACATCAACAGATCACCATAATAAAAAAATCTATAGTGATCAGCCTAATGATTTCTCAGATAAATTAAACAGCATTCAATTTGTTAAAGAAAAAAGTATTCCTTATTTTGCTTATTTCAAAATTCCATCCGATGAAAGTATTGTAAGTATATCAATACAAAATTTACCAGAGATATATGATTAATCTTTTAGAGATTAACCATATACCCAATAAACCCATACTTACAATGCAACACTGCCAGACCGCACTTTACGTCCTGTCTGGCATCGTTCTGGGTACGTTCATCGTTTGCCATTTCTGACCACGATTGCCCGCGAAAGTAACGGTCAACCAAAGCGTCCATCCAGTCGTCCATAATTTCACTCTGGCCAGTCAGATCTAGAATCAGGCGCTGTACCGCACGTGCTTCATTGTCATCGATCATGCACTTGATTCTGGACTTATGCTTTCGGTACGGTTCGCTCTCACTTGCAAAGTAACTGGCAATGATCTCACGTTGTTTTTTCTTACCCAGCCGTTTTAAACGCCGCTGCTTTTCTGCCTGTATCATGGCCGATGCTATCGGATTACTGTATACGCCACTGGGAACGCCGGTAAAACTTTTCTGATCCAGCCATGCGCCAAACTGGTACAGCCAGCCTTCCAGATCAAATCGGGACCAGTCCACCGTTTGCATAATATGCTTCTTATCGATCATTAATGTCATTGAATCCCCCAATCATTTTTTCTATCTGCTGTACCGCTAAACCTGATTTAACTTGTGCTGTACTGAACCGTAAAACTGTAAAACCCATCATTGCCGCTGCGTTGTATTTTTCCATATCCCCGATATAACCTTTGCCTCGTGTATGGCGTCCGCCGCTCCAGATCCCGCCCTCAACTTCTACCAAAATTTTTGTACCTGTAATCCAAAAATCTGCCCGCCACTTTCGTTTTGTATGGAATCTATATTCCTGCTCAAAGCTGATTCTGCATGCTCTCAGGTGTGTTGCCAGTACATTCTCGCCTTCACTTGGCTGTCTGGTACCTTGCTTTGATGAACGGCGTTTTGTTCTTTTCACTGGAAATAATTCACGGTATTCAGCAAGGCTCATGGATGTCATGCCGCCCCCTGCAACGAGCCCTTAAACCCGACCTGCTTGAGATACCGCTCCCATTGTTTGGCCTGTGCTGGATCTGAGAGCTTCATGGCAATTCGTGCCGCCAGTTGTTCGTAGCTTTCGCCAGCATGGGCAAAGAACCCTGCAAACTCGGGATGGTGAGCCAATTTTTGGGAAAAAGCCGTGATTTGTTTGTCGGTGAGCTGGTTAGCTACACTCTGCTGGCGTCTAACCTGCTTGTCGTAATTTGTGGTTTGCTCACGTATTTGATACTTGGCGTGTGCATTAAGCAACCAGTCGGCAAAGTGATAGATCATCAGTTCATCACAGAGATTCTTTGGCGCATTAAACCGCTCGAATGCATTTTGCTCGCGTTCGAACCAGTTAGCTTGTATCAGCTCATCGGGTTGTATCTCGGGATTGGCTTGTGAAATTTCTTCACGAAGTTTTTTTAAGCAAAGCCATGTTTTTTTATTTTTAGATTCTATTGACTGGTTCCTTGATAGGTTCTGTGTCCCAAAATTGGTACTGGTCGCGGTACCGTTTTTGGGACTGGTAGGTGTCCCGTTTTTGGTACTAGTACCGTTTTTGGAACCAGTACCTAAATTGGAACTGGTTCCGTTTTTGGGACTAGTACCATTTTTGGTACTGGTTACCGAATCATCTTCCCGACCAGTTACACCCGTGAGCAGGTAAACCTTTACTCCGTTTCCACTGATCTCTCCTGTATCTTTGATAAAACCAGATGCCTCAAGCTCATCCAGTACCTTGATGATGGTTTTACGGTTAAGCTTGGTGTCTTTCTCCATGCGCTTGATACTTGGATAGCAGCGGTGTGTTTCCCCTGCACGGTCTGCCAGTGTGAGTAACACGAGTCGCTGGCTTGAATTTTTGACTTGAGCCTTCCACGCCCAAATACTTGCGTCTAAGCTCATAAGCTTTTCCTTATTTGTTCATGCATGACTGCACCTGCTTGTCGAGTTTGGCCAGCGCCACATGCATTTCATGAATGACCCGTGACATATCCAGCGCCTCGCCCTGCGTAATCCGGCCATCGGCCATCATTTCCCTAAAAGCTTTAGATACATTGCCCTTGTGTATGGCCAGATATAAAAAGGTGTCCATCAGGCTGGTATCGCGTTTGCTCTCGGGGATATCTGGTAGGTCGATTGCCACCTTGCCCAGTCGGGCGCACATTTCCTGCAAGATCCGAAAGTCCCCTGTAATCTCCATCAGCTTGACTGCCTCAAGCAGTGTGATGTGATGGGTATGCGTGTTTGGGTTGACCTTACTATTCAGCACGGCGGGACTTTTGATACCCATACGCGATGCAAGTGCAGATGCACCACCGAGAAAGTCATGAACGGTGTGATAGGCAGCATCTAATATGTTCATAGCAGGTTCCTTTGAACGTGTTTTTAAATTTGATGAGGCTTAATTTATTGATGTACTTCTTTTTAATGGTAATAAGCCTTTGGCCAAATCTCTTATTTGATATTCACGCACAAGTGGAATTTTATTTTCGGGCCATTGACTGATTGCTTGAGAGCTAATTCCTAGCTTCAAAGCTAAGTCTGTAATATTGCAATTCAAAAGCTCTAAGGCTTCTTGTTTTGTCATTAACTACACCCAAATAGGTAACTTTTCTTACCTTTATTAAATAACATAAAACTTACCTAGTCAAATGGTAAGATTCCTTACATTGAAAATGGGCAAAAATTTATGGAAACTTTAGGAACTCGCCTGAAAGAACTAAGAAAAAATAAAAAAATTACGCAACAACAAATTGCTGATGCAATAGGTGTATCTAAAACATCCGTCATTTATTGGGAAAAAGGCGATAATCTTCCTAAACATGATAGCTTAATGGCACTAGCACAAGTACTTAACGTATCTTCTGCATATTTATTAAATGGGGAGGAAAATGATAAGTCTGACTCAAATGTATCCATGCCTTTTCAAATTTCAGGGCGGTTAATTCCTGTGATTTCATGGGTTCAAGCTGGTACTTGGACTAGTGTAGAGGCTGTACCTGCGGGTACACAGTTTGATAAATGGTTGCCACCAAACCCGAAATGTGGCAAACATGGATACGGACTAGAAGTATCAGGTGAGTCAATGCTTCCAGACTTTCGCCCTGGTGATAAGATATATGTGAATCCAGATTTTCAAGTAAGTGACTTAAAAACTGGAGATCTAGTCATTGTTTCTAGTGAAAGTGGTAAAGCTGCTACTTTCAAGAAGCTAATTGTAGAGACTGACAATATGTATTTACAGCCGCTAAATCCTGAATGGTCGGAAAAAGCTATAGCGTTAGAAGATGGATGTAAATTGGTCGGAAAAGTTGTAGGCCTTTATAGAGATGTCTAATTATAATTTATAAAGTTGTCATATTATAATTCACAGAGGGGAAAATATTTTGAAAAATAATCCTTATGCTGCTGCTGCATCAAGTATTGGTTACGATTACCAAATAAGATTAGCTCTTCTCAAGTCATTTAAAATCAATGAGGAGAGTGAAGTTCATATTGAAGCATTAGATGATATAGAGCTTAATACAAAGGATGGGAAACAGTTACTATCATTAAAGCATAAACAGATTAATGATACTCTTACAGACCTTTCAGTTGATTTCTGGAAATCAGTCAATATCTGGATCGATAGAATAAAAACTATCACTACTCCCATAAATTTCTTATTGTGTACAACAGCTGAGGTATCTGATAGTTCATTTTTAAAAATCATCACAGATGGAAGTAAGACAACCATTGAGTTAGAGGATATAACTCAAATTGAACAAATTTTAGATACTTCAACTAACAAAATTATAATTCCTATAAGAGAAAAATTTAAAGCACTAGAAGATTCTAAAAAAATTGAATTATTCAACAGGATTACAATTATAGATAAATCAATAAGAATCAATGATATACCCAGTAACATTATGGATGATTATTTTAGAACTGTGAACCAACAATACAGAAATAATGTATACGAAGCATTAGAAGGATGGTGGTTTTCTAAAGTAATTGAAAGAATGACAGGCAGTTTAAAAGATCCTTTAATTGTTAGAGATATAAGTGCCAAACTTCAACAAATAAGTGAGCAATATTTTGTAGATAATCTTCCTATAACATTTGATGAATTGACACAAGATCAAGTTGATATAACGAGTTATTTGGACAATGATTTTCTTTTTGTACAAAAAATGAAACATATACGCATAAGAGATACCCAACTTCAACGCTCTATTTTCGACTTCTTCCGCGCGTATAATCAAAGAGTTGAATGGCTAAAATCCAATTTAGTAACATCTGAAGAAATATCAAAATTTGAAAAAAAACTAATAGATGAATGGGAACGCTTTAAAGATGATCAATATTTTGATGATCAAGAAATTACACAACCTGAGTTGTTAAAAATTGGACGTGCAATATTTAGTTGGGCTCAGAACACAAATATATTTATCAGACCCAAAGTTACAGAACAATATGTAACCAGAGGAAGTTTTCATATCTTAGCTGACAAAGAAGACGACTTAATCTATTGGCTACCAAAACTTCCTTGATAGGTATAAAATGACCGATTTTAAGAAACAACCAAGTGAATCAAGAGCTTTATTTTCGCCATCTTATTGTGCGCTGATTATTGCAAATTTCATTGATCATTATCAAAAAAAATCTGGTAAATCTATCCCACCAGCATTGATACATATAATTCTCCCATTAATACTTAATGAAGACTATGCATCATGTTTTCTAAATAATAGTAGAAAAAATTTTTTCCATATAGTTGAATCTAATAGAAATATTTACTCATCATTCCCATTAAACTACTTTAACTCAATTGAGATCACTAACAATGCCTTACTTTTCCTTGCCGAAGCTAAAATTTTGTCGGTACAAAACGGCACAATTGAATTGAATGATAAATTTCTAAATAAAAGTTACTTTAAAACCAATCTCAAATATGAATTCCAAACTTCTAATACTATTTCTAACTCTATTTCAAAAATAGATGATGTAACTGGTATATTTATTACGCTAGGTATTAATCCATGAAAATTAAATCCATACATATATATAGTCACAATGGTGAGGTTAGAAGTATTAACTTCAAAATTAATGGACTAAATATTATTACAGGATTAAGCTCTACTGGAAAATCTTCAATTATCAATATTGTTGAATATTGCTTAGGAAAATCAGATTGTTTAATTGCAGAAGGGGTTATCACGTCTAAGGTCTCATGGGTTAGTGTAATCTATGCTTTAGGCGAGCAAGATATATTGATTGCAAAGAAACTACCAGAAAATGGAAAAGCTAGCTGTAGCCAGTTAATGTTAAAAAGAGGTGTAGATCTCACTGCTTGTGATTTCAAAGAGTTAGAAAATAACTCTAATGATGATACTTTAACCTTGTTATTTAATAATTTACTAAATATTCCAAATGAATTCACGAATGTTGATTCTAATCAAACACGTACTTCATTTAATATAAACTTATCTCATACTAAATTTTATTTATTTCAGCCTCAATCTTTAATAGCAAATAAAGATAGTTTGTTCTACAGACAATCAGAAAGTTTTATACCTCAAGCCATTAAAGATACTTTCCCAATTATCGTTAAAGCGGAATCTTTAGAATATAGAATAATCTTTGAAAAAATCAAACAGTTATCAAAAGATATAAATTTGATTCAAAAAAGAATTGAAAATGAACAAAATGATGGCAGCTATTTGATATTTGATCATCTAAAAAATGAAGCATCAAATTTAAAAATAGACATTTCAAATGTATTATCACCGGAAAAACTCTTAAGTTTAGTAAAACTAAAAACTAATGAAGCTAATCTTCAAGAAGATTATTCTGAAGCAATCGTTAGTATCCAAAGAAAAATACTTGAGCTCCGAAAGGAAAAAAGTAAATTAATTACTGAACAATCTCTTCTAGAAAAATTTTTCTCAGAGAAAGACACCTATTTTACAAATCAAAAACTATTAGAATCTAGACTATCTACAATAAATGCTTTCAAAAATATAGAATTATCAGATAGTCAAAGTTTCAATGAAATTATTAAGTTAGTTAAATCAGACTTGGTAAGTATTAGTAAAAAACTAAAAACTTACAATAAGATTTCCGATGATCATAATAAAGTTAAAGCTTTTGATGAGTTATCAAAGAGAGTAAATGATATAGATAAAAATATCATCAACCTAAATCATCAACTTGCAGATCTCAATGAAGCCAACAATACATATTTAAATGATTCATTCGATCTTGCAAACTATTATATTTTAATTGGAAAAATTAAAAGTTTCATCGAAAATATAAATATTAAATCTTCTGAAACCCTTCAAGAAGAATTGATTCAAAAACAGCTCAAACTTTCATATCTAAAAACAGCCCTTGAAGAATATGATAGTATTTCTGAGAAATTAGATTCAATTATTTTTCAGATTTCTTTAAAAATTACCGAGTATTTGAAACTATTAAATTATGAACATGGTACTTCTACAACCAGATTCGATTTAAAAAATTTAACTTTAATTACCACCAGATCTTCTGGAAAATCTATACCTATGAATAAAATAGGTAGTGGTGCTAATCATCTGGCTTTACACATTTCTGCTCTTTTAGCATTTCATTATTATTTTCAAAATTATAGTTGCCCAGTTCCATCTTTCATAATTTTCGATCAACCAAGTCAAGTATATTTTCCTCAATTAGGATTAGAAGCCAAAACTGATTTACAAATTAATAAACACTATAATAGAGATGATATACAGGCTGTTAAAAACCTGTTCAAGTTCCTAATTAATTTTATAAATGAGGAAGTACCTAATTTTCAAATTATTGTTACAGAGCATGCACTGTTCAATGAACAATGGTTTACAGATTGTATGATTGAACCATTTTGGGCACCTCCACACGCACTTGTACCTGAAAATTGGCCCGTCAAAAAGTAAGTTAAATTACTATTTGACATTACAAGTAAGTTAACTTACCTTTATCTCGTACACAATAAAAAGCACCCTTGCCTTCGAACTCATGGGTGCTTTGCAATTAAGCGAGATAAGTATGAAGCAAAAACCTATACAGAGTCAAACCACCTCTATCCTATACCAGCAGCCCACTGCCAGTGAGCAACGCCCATCACGCTGGAAATCTATCTACACCACTGCCAAAGAGTTCTGCCTCTTTGCCCTGCTCTCATTTGTACTTTGGGCCATTATCCATCTTTGCTACATCGCTGTTGCGGGGTGAATTATCATGACCTATAAAGCATTTTTAAACACTCAGAAACGTACATTTCCTGTTCAACCACAGCGCAAAATATACCCGACAAGTTATGGCGCACACACACCTGAAAGCCCTGTAAATACTGGTGTTTCGGCACCATCTATACAGGGTGGTAGCCATAAGTGTGTAGATCATTTTGCAAGCGCTTCCACATCCGTCGAAACAACCCCGTTTGTGGAGCATGTGATGAACAAGAAACGTTTTACCACCCCGTTTCAGCAGTATTTATATCAGGACACCAACGGCTACTTTAACGTCCGTTTGGGCCCAAAAATCTATCTGGTCAAAGTTTCTTTAGATTACACCCCAAACTTTGACAACGAATTTTTAGGTGGCAAAGAGGCACCAGCGTTTAACTGGAACAGCATACTAGTCAAAGACACACCGGAGAGCCAGCCGCGCCCCATTACCCAAGATGAACTCACACTGTACTGGTTTAAGCCAAACATTAAAAAGGTTGTGAATTATCAGCGTGCCATCAAGCGGCGCGCCAGATCGCAGTCACCGCGCTACAGCAAAGAGCAGCGCATCGCCTACCGCAATAACCAGTACAACAACGCCTGAGGAATAACATGATGAACGTCGCAGTAAATACACAAGCCATGGCCGCTATAAATGCCTCAAGTACCTTGCAACTGATTCAGCTTGAGCTTAAAGCGCCAAAAAGCAAATTCAACAAATTTGGTAATTTCCATTACCGTAGCTGTGAAGATATTTTAGAAGCCGTTAAGCCGCTACTGCACAAGTACGGCGCTACCCTTGTGGTGAGCGATGAAGTGCAGCAGGTTGGCCCACTGGTCGTGATCACGGCCAAGGCTATCTTTACCGAAGCAGATGGCAAACAGACCGTGATTACTGCCCATGCAGGAGTCGATATCGACAAAAAAGGCATGGACGTTGCGCAGACCTTCGGGGCTTCAAGCTCTTATGCGCGCAAATATGCCCTAAATGGTTTGTTCCTGATCGATGATACCCAAGATCCAGATACCGATGCATTTCAAGAGCAGCAAAAAGCACCGGCTCAAAACCAGTCACGCCAGCAAAATCAGCCGCGCCAGCAAAACAAGCCGGCTCAGCAGCAGGCAAATGCACAGCAGCAGAACCCTGCATTACAGCAAAATCCACAGTCACAATTGACACGGGATTTTCAGGCGGCCCTAAAAGACATTCAGTTTGCCAAAGAAGAAACCGCGTTGAAGCCAATTTACCAGTACTTCAAGGGCACGCACTTTGAGCAGCAGATTGTAAAGGCCTGCAAGGCAAAAAAGGATCTGGAGGGCTGGAGTGCGTAAAGACCTACATCTTCAGGTATGTGGCCAAGCTTCATGGCAAAGGCAACTTACGTGGACGTGTAGAGGCACCTACAGCTCTCCAGGCAAAACAGCAGATCTTGCGGGGAAATGAACTCATTAAAGAAGTATCAGTTTCCCTATTAACCAACCAGAAGGCTGCCAGCCAGCAGTCTTATGAAAAGTTTAAGGGCCATATATGAGTTTTCGTTATTCATCACGCTACCGCACCCTTGTGGTGATCGGTAGCAAAATGAACCACTATTTTGACAATGTAAATGCATCGGAAATATACCAGCTCATCGAAGACGCAAAATTTAAAGAAGCGTGCTGGAGAAAATAAAACCGTCTTGAGCTGCGATGTTCTGCATGAGTGACCATATTGCTGACCCTCTGTGGTCACTCTTGAGAACATTGCAGTATTTGGGGAAATTTTGAAGGGTAAGGTTATGGAAAAATATATATTTGTCATTGAAGCAGACAAACCGCCTCAGGTATTTATCAATGAGGTGATTCCCAATATTGGCAAAGTCATTGAAATGAAAGCCGAGGCACTACCTAACCGCGTGCCAGTTGCTTGGGTTTTAGAGCGTTACCCTTTTTCCAGAAAAACCATAGTTGATAGTTTAAGAGCGTTCAACAAAGGCCGCGATGGTAAACATCTTTACGATCCTAAAGACGTCGTTCCTATACTAGAAAATATGACGGCAGAAAAAACTGCAAGACAATCGAGACGTAAGAGTTAACAAGGCGCTTTAAGCGCCTTTGCTCATTAGTAGAAATGATGTTTACAATTACTCAATCATAAGATATATATTTTACTTAACTCATCATATTTTCTTATTTAATACGAAAAAGATCGAATATAAATTCATTTATTTTTGGCTAATTAGACGTAAATATCACGGGGGTGACAATGTCTTATTTTAAAGATACTACAGCCAATATTGTAGGTAACAATAGACTCAGATCACCTCAAATAGAAGCCTATCTAAAAATCCAAGATTATTTTGAAGAAAATCCTAAAGGTGAAGCATTAGTAGTATTGCCAACTGGTACAGGCAAATCTGGTCTTATATCTATAGCACCATTTGGAGTTTGTAATGGACGTGTATTAATTATTACTCCTGGTTTGGTTACAAAAGATAGTATTAGCAAAACTCAGGAATCATTAAGAGATAACTTTTGGATTAACTTCGATATCATTTTTGGAGTAAATAATTTACCCATAGTCAGTGAGTTTACTTCTGATATCTCTGATGAGCATCTCCATGGCAGTAATATAATTTACGCTAATATTCAAAAAGTTATCAGCCAATCAGAAAATTGCTTAAAAAATAGAGTTCCACCTGACTTTTTTGATATGGTTATCATTGATGAATCTCATCACTCTGCTGCGCATAGTTGGGAGGAAATACTTACCTATTTCAGTTCTGCAAAAAAACTCCATGTTACAGGAACTCCTTTTAGAGGAGATGGTCAAGCCATTCCAGGTGAAAGAATTCACGAGACCCCTCTATCAGAAGTTATGCGTGATCGATACGTTAAATATTTAAAAAAAGAAACGGTAAATGCTCATCATTTATATTTTAGTACTCCAGAATTTCCTGATGAAAAGCTCACCGTTGAACAGGTGTTACGTTTTAAAGATTCTGAATGGATACAAAAATGTGTGGCTTTATCTAAAGATTGCTCAATGGATGTTATAAATCAGAGTATTGTAAAGCTGAAAGAATTAAGGGAATTATCACCAGAAGTTCCACATAAAATACTTGCTGTTGGCTGCAGTATTGAACATGCCATAGACTTAGAAAAATGGTATAAAGAATTAGGCTTCAGAACTGTACTAATTCATAGCAATATGGACAAAGCCTCACAAAAAACAAAATTTACATCTATAGAAAACAACGAATGTGATGTAGTGGTTTCTGTAAATATGCTTATGGAAGGTTATGATCACAAGTACTTGACAATATTGTCGATTTTTAGACCTTATAAAAGTTTAAATGCATTTGCACAAGTTATTGGGCGTGTTTTACGAGCAATACCAGAAGAAGAAATTAGTGCTTTTGAGATAGATAATAATGCTACCGTTATCTATCATGAAGAAACTGGACTAAATGATTTGTGGCAAGATTTTCAAAAAGAAGTGGAACGAGCAAAGAATGATCGGATTAAAGATTACTCCCTTAAGGAATTGACCAAAGATTATCAGCGTAAAGCTCAATCATTAGGTGAGGTAGGCTCTGAGGCTGCATTTATTAGTGATCAAGATTCATTTTTACCTGACATAGACTTCAATGAATTATTTGAAAATAAAAGAAAAGAAGTAAATAATAAAGTTCAAGAAACGCTAAGAAAGCTTTCAGCTATTGAAGGTCTAGATGAAGATATTCTAAAAAGTCTAGAACAAAAACTTATAGATAAAGAAAGCAAAACTATATCTGATGACTACATTGATCCTGAGCTACTACAAAAAAGACCTACTGCTGCTCGAGAACAATTAAGAAAGCTAATTAAGAAAAAAGCTGAGGATGAGGTTACTAACCTATTGGTAGACAAAGGTTATGATCCCAAAGGGACTGAATTAGCAAGCTCATTTTCTAAACACGCGCCAACCATCAAGGCAGGCATTGCAAATGATGCGGCTTTGGTGATGTATATTAATTTCAAACTTTATGATAAATTTCGCTCTATTGCAGAAAGGGATAACCAAACCCTGATTAAATCATTGAAGGTAATTCCTTCCATCATTGATGAAGTAAGGAAAATGATATGAACCAAGTTATTAAAGATATTACAGAATCTCTAATCAACCTCCATATGTTCAAAGGAATTCAGCCATCTGAATTAGCAGATTCTATTTTTGAAGATTGCTACCTGGGCATGTCCACTAAGAAAAATGCTGACATTATTGAAGTAGTTATTTCATTTACTGAAATGTGTGAAATGACTGGTAAAATTTTTACTCACCATATGAAGTATATCTACAATCGAGAGAGTTTTCTTTTAAAGATTGAAGAAGCTGTTAACTCTAAAAGCTATAAGCTTGTATGGGACAGAAACTTCTTAGTTAAGCGTAAAATTGAAGCTTTGAGCGTGAAACTAAAGGAGTTAGCCTATAGAGAAGCTCAAATTAAAGAAATTTTGAACACTATCCCAAGAAGATTCAAACAAGAAATTCAAGCTGAATTAAAGTTAGTATGTTAAAAAACTTCTATCTTTGAAATGGTATTTAGCCTGATTAAAAATACAACAATTAGTGTAAAAAATTATTCGACACCACTCCGACACCACAGTTTTATAAATAACTGTTTTTTATTGATTATTACAACCTTGCCAAGGTTGGGGTCGCGAGTTCGAGTCTCGTTTCCCGCTCCAAAATTTTTAAATTTGGATTTACAGGTCATATAACATTCAATGTTGTATGACTTTTTTTTGTCTAAGAATTTTATATACGCACTGATAATAAAATTGCTGCCAAGTTGGCTTAAAGAGTTTAATTAATTTCTATGATATAGAGTATAAACTTGACAACACTTCCCTCATAAACAGTATTTCTTAATAAACTGTCTTGTAAAATTCTAAGCAACCAAATCATCAGTGTTTCAATGAATAGCTTTGTTAATGATGAAATGATATGGATTCAGAATACACAAAGGACTGAGTTAGCATCATCTGATCGAGAAAAAGTCTAAAATTCAGCAATAAAAAAAGCACCCGAAAGTGCTTTTTTTAATTGTTACTTATTGAGCAACAATATTGACAGCGCTTGGACCTTTCTGGCCTTCAACGATGCTAAATGATACACGCTGACCTTCATGAAGCGTTTTGAAACCTGAGCTTGCAATTTCTTTGAAATGTGCAAAAACGTCAGGACCAGAATCTGGTTGAATAAAGCCAAAACCTTTAGTTTCGTTAAACCATTTAACGGTTCCAGTAACTGTGTTAGACATAATCTTACCCTATATTTTTAATAGTAAATTGCCAAATAAAATTTGACCGATATAACTTTGAAAATTTAACAAATTAAGCTCAAGAATCTAAAAAACGGAGGATTATGAATAAAACTTCGATACTTTAAAAGGTTTAACTAATTGTGTCATTTCTCTAGCTAGACTCTATACTACCCTAAAAACCACATCAAGTATATGCTTATTTGATATATATACTTACAAAAATAAAATGCGATTACTCAAAAACCGATGAAAATTAGAACCTTAAAAATATCATTAAAAAAATATTTTCTATCACATTAACAATTATATGTTATAGTCGAATTTTAAAATGCATTAATTTAATATTTATTTTCGGATGATTCCTCATCCGAATTTCAATGTAAAATAATTTTCTTATCACCTTCCTATTTTTTAATTAACTAATTAAGTTATAAATATTTTAATTGAAATAAATTTAACTATTTAAATAAATTAATTAATCTCAATTTAGGCCAAAAGGATACCTTATGTCTAGGTCTACCATGATTAATTATAAAATCACGATTCAAGATGCAAATAATTTCATCAGAAAAATCATCAAAGTAAAAGATATTCAATTTAATAAAGAACTTCTTTACGAAACAAATGAATGGTTATGGATTTTTGAAGACAATAATGAGTTTTGTCCATTTGAGCTCTGGAGTTTTATGGATCGCGTAAAAGTACATGATGGACTCATTTTTAATCATAAAATATATAAAGTCATTGAGGTCACTAAAATGAATAAAATAAGATATATATAA